TCATCAGATAAAATAAGAGAATCAGATATTGCTAAAATGTCTGACAAAGAGTATGAGAAAAACTCTGAAAAAATACATGAAGCTCATAGATCAGGTAAAATAATCTATGATTTATCAGGAAATGCACGATAAAGACTTGACAAAAAAGAATTTATCTGTATAACTAACCCTTAGACATAAAGCCTCTACTATAGACTACCTTTATGTATAAGTAAACTATAAAGTCTAAACGAATAAAAGACTACCTATATCAGTACAGACCCATTGATTTTAAGATTTGCTATCTTGTTATTATATGCACTCTAGAACATATAGCCTCTTCTAAGATGTTTAGCTTTTAACTAAGCCAAACCAATCATAGGAGGATTTATTATGGCTTTTACCACAGCAACAGGTTATGGTAATCTGCCTAATGGTAATTTTTCTCCAGTAATCTATTCCAAACAAGTACAGCTTGCATTTCGTAAGTCAACTGTAGTTGGTGACATCACTAACTCAGACTATTTTGGAGAGATTTCTGGTCAAGGAGATACTGTTAGAATTATCAAAGAACCTGAAATTTCAGTCAGTGCATATGCCAGAGGTACTCAGGTAACTGCACAAGACTTAGAAGATGAGGATTTTCAACTAGTCGTTGACAAAGCAAACTATTATGCTTTTAAAATGGATGACATTGAAGAAGCTCATTCTCACGTAAACTTTATGGAGCTTGCTACAAGCAGAGCTGCATATAGACTAGCTGACCAGTACGATCAAGAAGTGCTAGGCTACCTATCAGGTTATAAACAGTCATCATTACATAGTAATGCAGGTGCTGTTAATGACGTTGTAAATGGTAGTAAAGCTGTTACAACTGCAGGATCAGACGAACTTCTTACTTCAATGAAATTGATTAAAGGTTCTTTTGGTAGCATAACAACATCTTCTGCAGATGATCACTCAATTCCTGTAGTTAATCTAACAGGTGGTGCTACTTCTGTAGGTACAGCTGCTGTTACACCAATGGTAGTTGTTAATCGTATGGCAAGACTGTTAAATCAACAGCAGGTAGATACACAAGACAGATGGCTTGTTATTGACCCTGTGTTCTTAGAGCTACTTGGTGACGAGAACTCTAAGTTAATGAATGCAGACTATGGTGGAGCAGGTAAGCTACAAAACGGACTTGTACTTAATAACCTAGCAGGTTTTAGAGTACACGTTTCAAGCAACTTGCCTTCTGTAGGAACAGGCTCTGGTACTTCAGGTACTGCAAACCAAAACTCCAACTATGGTGTTATTGTTGCAGGACATGGATCTGCTATAGCTACTGCAGAGCAGTTAAGCAAAACAGAAACATATCGTGACACTGACAGCTTTGCTGACATTGTTCGTGGTATGCACTTATACGGCAGGAAGATCCTCAGACCAGAGGCTATCGTAACTGCTAAATACAACGCAGGTTAAGGGAGGATATACAAATGGCTACTTTTGATATGACAGCCTCCAGTACAGCAGGTGTTGGAGCAAATATTACAGCAGTCCCTACAGTTGTAGGTCATGCTGTTAGAACGATTGAAGCAATATTAGATATTGACGCTATGATTGCTGCAGGAGCTACGATTGCAGATGGGGATGTTTTTCAACTATTGGAAATCCCTGCTGAATCAGTTGTTCTTTGTGCAGGTGCAGAAGTTATGAAACAGTTTACTGCTTCATGTACTGCTGACATTGACTTTGCAGGTGGTGATGATATTGTTGATGGTGACTCTCTTGCTGTTGCTGCAGGTACATACTTGACAGCAGGTAGTAATGGTCAAACTAATATTGTTAGCACAGGTGCAGCAAATTTAATAGGTGAAACTATTCCTGCTGATGCAAATACTGCTCCTGTTACTATTACTGCAGCAGATACTATTGACGTAACTATCGCAGGAGCTGCCGCAGCTACTGGTAGATTACGAGTATTTGCAGTTATTGCTGATGTTTCAGCAGCTCATAGAGAAGCTGCCGTTGCGTCTAGAGATAACGTATAATAAATAACATTAGGAGGGCAGGGCAACTTGCCCTCTTAGTTTATCTAATTATAAGGATGCACTATGGCAACAACATTTTTAACTCTAACAAATGAATTATTACGTAGACTTAATGAAGTTACTTTGACAACAGATACATTTGCTGCAGCTAAGAATGTTCAAGCAATAGCAAAAGATTCTATTAATAATTCAATTAGAGAAATACTTCAAGATGGACATGAGTTTCCATTCTTAAAAACTACACAAACCCAAACACTAACGGCAGGTACAGGAACATATGATTTTGCTTCTGATATGTCTTCAGTGGATTGGGATACTTTTTATTTAAAGACACTTACTTCTGAATCTAATACAGCTAAAGCATTACCTACTATCTCTTTTGAAAGTTACACTAGAAACTATAGAACAATAGAAGATGCTTCAGGTACAGGAGGCAGAGCTGCTCCTAATCTTATCTATCAAACAGCAGAAGAAAAGTTTGGAGTTACACCTGTTCCTAATGCAGCTTATGTTATAGAGTATGTATACTACAAGTTTCCTACTGCTTTAGGTACAAATACTTCTACTGGAGCTGCAACAAATGGTACAGACAGTACCTATGATACC